TAAGTGGCGGTGCTGGCGCAGCAGTGATTGGACAACTAAATGATCTTGCAAAAAATTCACAATTTGGGCAAGCATTTTCTGCACTAAATGACACTGTATCTGGAGGCGGATCTCCGTTGCAGGCAGGAGTCAAAGAGCTCAAAGGATTTTCTAACACAGTGAATCGAGACACAGTTACTCAAGGAACCAAGAACGTTATTGGCAATCCCAAGGTACCTAGTCCTAGTTTTTCTCCACCACCTAAGATTCCAAAAGCAACCAAAGAAGACCTGATTGCACAATCTCTTGCACTGTCAGAAGAGAAAAAAGTGTTGGATCTTGAATATGCCAACATATACAATCGAACTATATCTGCATTTACCAACAGTCAAGTTGATGTACTAGGTCCTGGTATCATTGCTGACGCTCAAGCTCTTTCAGTCAAACTCAAAGCATATTTGCCTAAAATAACTGCTTTTGTTGCTACTCTTGAAGCACAACTCAATACTGATTTATATGGGAGCAACTATCGAGCCAAACTTGACATACAGAGTACTATTGATCTAATTGAAGTGATTATTGCCAAAATTCAAAAGCGAATTGATGCTATCAAAGCCGGTGGATAACCTAGGTAAATATCTACATGGCCACATTCATTGGATTTAACACAATAGATCAACCCAAAAAGTTCACACTAGTGGATTTTGAATTGATCAAACGAGACCTGCTGAACGCTTTTAACATACGTCAAGGGCAGTTGCCAGGCCGTCCTGCCTACGGTACAATTATCTGGGACTTTGTGTTTGAAAGTCAAGACCAGGTAACACAAAGCAAAATGATTCAAGAAATTCAACGTGTGGTAGGTGGCGATCCTCGACTATATGTCAGTGATATACAATGCTATCCTCGTGACAATGGCTTTTTGATTGAACTTCAAGTCCAGGTTGTGCCTAGTACAAATGCACAACGACTAGCAGTATTCTTTGACGATCAGCAGCGTACAGCAAGTTACGTATAAAGCAGCCGTTTATTTTTGCCATAAATAAAATTATGGCACTTACTACTCGACAAACCGCAATCTTTGGCGTCCAAGATTGGAAACGCATTTATCAGACTTATCGTGAAGCTGATTTCCAAAGTTATGATTTTGAAACTCTACGCAAGAGTTTCATTGATTATTTGCGACAATACTATCCAGAAACATTCAATGATTATATTGAAAGTTCGGAATTTATTGCTTTATTAGATGTTATTGCTTTTATGGGCCAAGCAATGGCCTTCCGCAACGACTTAAACACTCGAGAAAATTACTTAGACACAGCTGAACGTCGAGACTCAGTTGTGCGACTTGCCAACCTAGTTAGTTACACTCCCAAGCGCAACGAAGCATCCAGTGGATTCTTGAAAGTTTTTTCAATAACCACAACAGAAAACATCACAGATTACAATGGTATCAATCTCAGTAACATAACTGTCAACTGGAATGATCCTACTAATCCAAATTGGAACGAACAATTTACAGCTATTATCAACGCTAGTTTGGCGTCAAGTCAACGAATTGGTCGCCCAGGCAACAAGCAAACCATTGTTGGAGTTGAAACATCAGAATATAATGTTAACTTGGTACCTGGTTATCTACCTGTTATAAATTTTAGCTCAGTGATCAATGGTGTAAGCATGCCTTTTGAAGCAATCAATGCAACATCAGTGGGCAAAGATTATATCTACGAACCACCTCCAGTTGCCAATGCTGGATTTAATTTGTTGTATCGCAATGACAAATTGGGTTTTGCTGGGTCTAACACTGGATATTTCTTTTATTTCAAACAAGGCACATTGCAAAATGTTGACTTTAATCTAGCAGAAAAGATTGCAAACCGTACAGTAAACATCAACGTTGATGGCATTAACAATCTTGACCGATGGCTATTCCAGTTAGATAATGTAGGAAATACACAATACCAATGGCGCTATGTTGAAAACGTGTTTGCAGCGGCTGCAGAACAATTGGCGCCAGATCAACGCAAATTATTCAGTGTAGCTAGCCGAGCAAACGACCAAATTACTTTGACATTCGGTGACGGCGTATTCAGTGAAAATCCTGTTGGACTTTTCCGTTGCTATGTACGAGCAAGCAATGGCTTGAACTACATCATCAATCCAGAAGAAATGCAAAGTGTGGTTATTCCTATCAGTTATATTAGCCGTAGTGGACAACTTGAAACCATGACTTTTACATGTGGCATTACTCAACCTGTTAGTAATGCAATGCCTCGTGAAACAATTGACGAAATCAAACAACGAGCGCCTGCACGTTATTACACACAAAACCGCATGGTCAACGGTGAAGATTACAATAACTTTCCGTTTACGTTGTACAACTCAATTATCAAGAGCCATGCATTAAACAGAAGTTCTATTGGTACTAGTCGTTACCTGGATCTAGTAGACAACACTGGCAAGTACTCTAGTACCAACACATTCAGTAGTGATGGCGCAATCTGGGAAGAAAACGACTTGCCTACTTTCTTGTTCTCTTGGTTGAACCGCAATGATATTGCAGACATTATTACTAACAAAGTTGGAGCAAACCTAGTTAAAAATTCATTCTTGCAATTCTATTACGCCAACTATCCACGTGCTAATTTGTTGCCATTGTATTTGTCATGGCATCAAAGCACAACATTGGCCAACGAAACTTCTGGTTATTTTGTCAATAGCCTAGGGTACCCAGTGAGTCTTGGTAATTACAGTTCAAGCAATACTCGGTATATCAAAGTCAGTGCATTGGTCAAATTTGAAGCTCCGTATGGTTACTTTTTTAATGCCAGCAATAGACTTACCCAGGGCACTCCAACTGGCCCCGATGAAAAATATTATGTTTGGTGCAGTCCTACTGCAATAGTAGATGATGGTACTAATCAGGGCCTTGGCAATTTTAGCAATGGTATTGGACCAGTGACTCTAAATAACTTTATTCCTACAGGTGCTATACCAGTTGAAGTTATTCCTTTACTGATAACTGATTTAACTTCAACCATTGAATCTAGCATTACTGAACAAATTTTACTAAACAGAAATTTTGGCCTTGGATACGATAACATTACTAGTTCTTGGTATTTGATTACAAGTACCAATTTGTCAACAGATTCTGACTTTAGTCTAGCCGATGCAGAAAGCACAGCTGGTACAAATTCAGATGCCAGCTGGTTGGTACAATTTACTACAGATGGTTATACCTATACTGTTAAAACCCGAGCATTGGTTTATAACTTTGGCTCAGTGTTACAAACTCGTTTCTTCTTTGAAACCAACAACAAATTTATGACAGCCGCACCGGTACAGTGATAAGCGATTTTGTTCGAGTATTGCGTACAAACAGTCAACCTGATTCCAACTACCCTCTTTATACCAATATTGATTTAAGCATCATTGGTCAGCCAGTTGAGAGCGACGGATATGTTGATGACTACCAAGTTATTGTTAGCTATCAAGACAGCGACGGAGATGGCATTGCTGATGATCCAGATTTCTTTGAACAAATTGTAAATCCTACATATCAAGCAAATAAAAAACTTGTGTTCTTTGAACAAATTGTAGACTTTGACAACTTGCAACGTTATTTGTTAGTGGATAAAATTCGTGTAAACTCCGACTATCCTACTTTAGATTCAATTGAATTAGTAAAGTTGCAATATGTTGATGGGCAAATTTTTTATGCATACAATGAAAACACTTTTTATAAATTAAGCATATCAGTTGACACCACAAGAATACTAACACAGATCACTGGGTGGAAAGCTCAGGTTGGACGACAAGACTTGTATTTCCAATACCGTCATAACTCTCCTTTGACCAGTCGCATTGATCCTGGCACCACAAACATTATTGATTTGTATGTTGTTACACAAGCATACTATACCGCTTATCAAAATTGGATCAAAGATAGTACTGGTACAGTACCCAAGCCGCTGGCTCCTACGTTGGACGAGTTGAATACTGCTTATCAAGGATTGAATAACTATAAAATGATCAGCGACAATGTGGTATTGAATTCTGTAACATTTAAACCGTTGTTTGGCGCCAAAGCTGCCGATAGCTTGCGTGCCACAATCAAAGTAATTCGAGCTGCAAATTCAACTGCTAGTGACAGTGAAATTAAGAATCTTATTGTTACCAATATGAATACCTATTTTAGTATTGATGTTTGGAACTTTGGAGATACGTTCTACTTCTCAGAACTTGCTGCTTATCTACACGATCAGATGGGCGGCATTGTTAGTAGCATAGTGTTAGTACCACTTAACCCGCAAAAATCTTTTGGCGATTTGTACGAAATTCGCTCAGCCCCAAATGAAATTTTTGTTAATGCAGCAGGCGTTGATTCTGTAGAGGTAATTACAGCATTGACCAGCACAAATATTAGAACAGCACCAGGAAGTGGAGTAATTTAATGGCCCGCAATAGAACAGTTGATTTTCTACCGCCAATTTTTCAAACTGAAACTAACAAACAGTTTTT